TCTGAAGTGTTCCGATCAGTTTGCACTGATAGGGGAACCCGTAACTTCACTAAGTGCCGTTGAGTGGTTGGTTGAGAAATCACCCTCAGGACTTTGGTGCTCTGGAGATTACTCCGGAGCAACGGATCTCATCAAGATCGCACTTACTAAGATATCGCATGAGACTCTCCTCGGAGAGCTCAAGTTAGACTTCGGTCTACGCGAAGAGTACAAGAACGTTATGCGTTCCGTGCTCTATGAACATGAAATTCATTATCCCAAAGGTAGTGGTCCCGATGGAGGAGATCTTGCTCCTGTGATGCAAGTAAATGGTCAATTGATGGGGTCGGTTTTATCCTTCCCTCATCTCTGTGCTATAAATCTTGCGCACTATTGGCATACGATCGAGCCGTCAGTAACAAACTGGCGTCAGCTCAAGGTCTTAGTCAATGGTGATGATATACTCTTTCGAACCGAGTTCGATAAGTATCAGCTTTGGTACTCCACCCTCCATGAGGCTGGTTTCGTTCCATCGCCCGGGAAGAACTTCTTACACCCGAAGTTCTTCACGATCAATTCACAGCTTTTCAGCGCGGCTCAACGAGCGCGACTCCCTGAAAAGATTCCTTTCTTCAACACTGGTTTGCTCTATGGGCAGTCCAAAGTTGGGGCAAGAGAGGATGAGCTTGCGAAACCAGTGTACCTTCTTCACAATCCTTGTGTCGACGGTGCACTCAGCCCTAAGAGGGCTTCGCAACGGTTTTTAGCGATCAACAAACTAGCGATGCAAGACGTAAGCAGCCACCGAGGTGTGCAGCTAAATTATTTTGTATCCCCAGAGCTTGGTGGTTTGGGTCTTCACCCACCGCCAGGCACTTGTATCACGACTAACCCAGATCTCCAACAGCCACACACCATCCTGGTCACAGGATCCCAGAGAAAACTCGCTGGGTATCTTTACGATCGATGGGTGGAGTGGTATGACACCCCCCCGGCCGGACCGGTAGGCTCACCAAAGAAGGTGAACGACTACGAGTCTTACCAAGGAAGGACCGATTCCATATGGAATCTCGACGATGCAATCAGATCGATTGAAGTCGAAGACCAGTTTGGTCTAAGTCACCTTAGGTGTACCCGCAGTTCGTCGAAAGGCTTACCTCCGATCGAACAGAGAATTGTCCGTCGTCTTGTTGAGAAGACGGAGTTCATCGTACCTCAGGTTCGCGTTGTGCGTCCCTCAGCGGATGGTGAAGTCAACTGTAAGCTGAACGAGTTGTCTGACAAGGACCTCGTAAAACTCAGTTACACATGGCAAATGCCTCGATGGACGAAAGTCCTACGAAACGAGTCCAGATGCAAGTTGTCTCCAGCTTCTCTCTGTAAGAAGACTTTCGTTGAAGTCACCAGCTCTCTTGAGGATCTATGCATCCCCGAAGAGTTTTGCTTTGGTAGACGATAAACGGTCGATGTTCCTTCGACGTCTTCGAACAGTGCGGTGCTAAATGTTCAGCAGCGGCTATGGGGTGTTCACACCCAGAGCCGACGAGTCTAGCTAACTCGTGAAGTGTCCAGTCCACAACTCTCGGTGCCAAAGTCTTATGACGATGGGAGGGAGGTAGATTGACTGGTAGACAGTTACTGAAGTCAGTAATGTTTTGGGAGGTGTGGGGCCGTAGCCGCCAGCGTTTGAAAAAGAACGATTACCGTACGGCGCTCACACTTTTCCTCTGGTCTAGGACCAACATTATTGGCTGTCTATTTGGATTTCAATACATAAAGCTTCCAAAGCGGGTATAGTTACCGCGCTAAGGCTTCTTTCCAACAGCAGACTAATAGGACGTTCAGGCGAAACCTGATAACGGTTGTGATACCGTAACGTACTGAAGATCTGTTCTTCGTCTCAACTTTCAAGTTGAGAGACACTTGCTGCCCAGGTTGACTACCTGAGGAGAAGTTGTGAGAGAGTCGGAATGCCAAGAGACTGCACGGGGCGGTCGTCTGCATACACAGATGGCTATATTGAAATGAACAGTCCCATTCTTGCGAGTGGGATCCAATGAATCGCAACAAGAAAGGTTCGGCAGCACCACAAGCTGCTCTGAGTAACCAGATGTTACAAAGAATGAATGCGCTTGAGAACGCACTCAAGAAGTCCAATCGTCTCTCGGCTCGCACTAAGCAGCCGAGGGGGGCTTCTTCTGGAGGCCTCGATCTAAATAATCGTCCCTCCAGATCTTCAGGCCGTTTAGGCCTCTCATCTTCAAACTCGTCGAAAGTGCGGAAATCGCATCTATTAGATGAGGATGAGTACATAGCAGACGTCGCGGGGTCTGTTGGGTTCGCTACTACAGCTTACCCGATAAACCCTGGTCAGCTCTCCTCCTTCCCTTGGGGTGGGAAGATTGCTGCCCTTTACGAGAAGTACGAATTCCAGTTCCTGGAGTACTACTATCGTCGCGAGGTCTCTGAATATGCCACCAATGGTCAGGCCGGTAAAGTCATGCTTTCCGTCGACTATGATGCTTCAGATTCAGCCCCAACCACGAAGCAGCAGGTGCTTGACACCGAGCCGCACGTGGATGGGATGCCGTGTACCGAGACAATCGTCCTTCGGGTCGACTGTGCTCAGATGAGGAAACAGGACTCACATTACGTGAGGCCTGGCGTACAACCACCTAATACCGATATCAAAACTTATGATGCCGGTAATCTGTATGTGTCCACCTATGGTAATACCAACACCTCTGTTGTTGGTGAGCTACGGGTGAGATACAAATGTATGCTAACCGTCCCTGTCCTCGAATCCGCCTCTGGCGGATCCGGAGCACCAGGTTCATACCTCCAGATAACGTCCAACATTGCAGGTGAAGCTTCGGCTGCCACTGCGACGTACGGTCCGTTATTCGCCTCTGCCACAACCCCAGTTCTCATTGCAAATGGAATTGGGGCTACAGTTGCGTCCACAGGGCTCATTACCCTACCGGCTGGTTCGTATCAGATTGATTCTAATGTTATCGGTTGGAATTCAGCTATCAACGCTGTTATCGCCGATCTTGCTCTTTGCCAGGTTATCACACCTGGTACGGACAAGGTTCTTTCGATTTCTGGCAGCTTGTCCACTCAAGGATTGGCTGCTCATTCGACTGTCAACACATCAGTAGGGTTTCAGGCGTCTCAGGCCGTTTTGTTCCAGTTTATCTGGGATACGGCTCTTTACGGCACCACCCTATGTCTCCAAGCAGAAAATACTTACGCCTCTGGAAACAACTTCAATCAAGGTTATTTGAAGATAACTCAATTGTAACACTCGTTGAACTCAGTTCAACTCCCCCCGTAAGGGGTTCCACTTCCGTCTGGAGGAAGTAGCCTTTGTATACCTAAATGGAAATGGTCATTCTGTCCTCAGACAGGGCCATATGCTGCATCCATTCAAATAGCATTTTAATTCAGAATCAGCTTACAACGTTAAGGTCAATCGACCGATTGACACACGCGAACGTGTGACTAACCCCCTGTATAGCTATCTTACTTTCTTTGTTCCCTCCCACTGTCGACCCACCACCCTGACGCCGAGCGCAAGCTCGAAGACGAGGGCGTGGTGAAGGTGTGTTTGCCGACCGAACATCTACTTGGAATACTACTCACACAGACCGGCTGCTAGTCCCCTTTCGAGGCAAAAACAGAAGCAATCTGATGTCGAGAGACATCCACGACTCCCAGTCATAAAGGAGCGGTGTAGGATAAAGAGAACTGCATTCAACCGCAGTTGAAAGAAGAATTACTGAATGCGTACGGATTACTCTGGATAGTCCCCTTGGGGGTCAGGCCAGTACCGCTACAAACTACGCTAGTTTGTCGTAGATAGGATAGGATTAATCCTGCTTCTACAATTGAATCGTGCATCGTGGTCCCATCGAAACCTGTCTTAACAGAGAAACGATTTTCCACCCGGTGTCCAAATCTGCTGCCTTAGCCAACAGATGAGCCGTGCTACCGTTGGGTAGTTCGGGCGGTGTCGAGTATCCAAGCTCGGCCCCGTTCTCATACGTTTGCA